GCTGGATGCCGGCACAACAATATCCTTATCCTAATTGGGGATGGATGCCACCACAAGGCATGCAACAACCCATGCAACAACCTATGATGATGTTGCCACCTCCAGCACGCGGATTTGCACCATCACATAATGGTAATATCCAAGATATCGTACAGATTAATGAACTAAACGAGGAACCTGAAGATGCAATTCCTATTAAACATGCAGTTGGTGCTGCAGCTGCTGCAACAGCGGCTGTTGATAATGACGTGGATAATGATGATGTTGATGATAATGATGAAGATGTGGTTCATATTCCAGAACCTAAGAGTAAGAAGCAACCAAAGAAATCTAAAGAGCAAAATCAAGATAGACAACTCGCTCAATTATTTGACAATGCACTAGACGATAACATGCAAGGAATACAAAAACGGGCAGAATATAATGCTGAATTCGGGCAAGAATCATATGGAAGTAATGTTATTACTGAACTAATACCTGTTGATAAACAACATGCTCACTTTGACAATACCCGATTTCCTAATGAAATGTATAACGCTGTAATGGTCTGTGGTGATACTACTAAACTAGCAGCAAATGATATTTCTCCCGATGCTCTAGAAACAGGTAAAATCGTTTATGAACATAATAATCAACTAGCAAAACAATTAGCAGGATCCGGCCAGCCAAGTGCTGGAAATGCATTCATCTATGCCCGTAGTAGCCGTACTAATGATATTAGTATTGAAACCCAACGTAAAGCATGTCTACAATATGCCGCAGAACACCGCCTAAAATTGCTGTCATTTGGTTATCAAAGTGATAATAACATTTCAGCAAGGAATATGGGTAATTTAAAGCATGAACTCGGGTTCTGGCAAGAACATATTCCAAATGGTAGTCATATTATTATCTACTCTGTAGACCGACTTTCTCGTCATCTTATAAAAGGCATGCAATTTCTAGATGATATGGCTGCTAGAGGAATTCGAATTCATTTTGTTACACATGAACTAGTGTTTCACGCTGGAATTTCCGCAGCTGGACGTGCGATGGTTCAACAAGAACTGCAGACCGCTGAGAAATTCAGTAATATTGCTAGTGAAAAAGTACGAACCACAATGGCACGGTTACGACAAGAAGGACACGTTTTCGGTCGCGCACCTTATGGATATAAGCATACTATGGTTGGTAATATTAGAAAACGTACTCCTGATAACAAAGAGCAACAGAATATCAGAAAAATTCAATCACAATATTCATATATCATGAATAATTGGAAAAATGAACCTGATACTGCTAATTTACGATATTCCAAAATTAATATGCTGCGGGTACTGGTTCGTTGGTGTAATCGTAGTGGCATGAAACATAGGAATCAAAAGAATTATACCACTTCGCAAATTCGCAACATCATTCAAATGGAAGTTGATAACAATTAAAAATAAATTTTAACTTCTGCTAGAATAGTTTTAAATTTTCGTTTTATACATTTTATTTTATGTCTATTTAATAGAATTGCTAGGCCACAAAATGAATGATATTACAATTATTTTTTTATTTATATTTATTCTAGCCATTATAACATATTGCACTACATATTTATTGAAAACTAACAATCTTACCAATACCATAACCAATGACAACAATAAACAAGAAGGATTTCTAGATTATCAAGATGTTAAAACGAAAACACTAAATTGGTGTAATAAAATGCAGCAAGTAGGTCTTCTATCTGCCGACCAATTCGACCAATGTGTTAGTAGTTTTAAAGATACAACTGCTGGGCAAGTCTCTAGCGGCATTACTGATTCAAAATATGGTATGAATATGGATTATAGTCTATACAATACCCGTGCCAAACAATTATCTGGTTCTATTGCTAATTCCGATGGTGGTAATAATACTAACACAATTATGTTAATGGCACCAAACAAAAAGACACTAGCGTGCAAACCTGATGGGAGTCTTTATGAAGTACCAAACACCGATGACCCACAAGTAAATCAAAAAGAATTATATTTTACATTGCAACCTATTAATGAAACGGCATTTGCTATATTATCCCCATATGGCACATTTCTAGCAACAGATAATACTTATAATGCGGGTTTTACTGGCAAGAGTATCGGACCATTATCTACATGGAATGTGGTAAAAATGACGAATTCTACAAGTAGCAGTGCTAATGTTAGTCAGGTAATGATTGAATCAACCCAATTTCCAGGATTTCACTTAGTATATGATTCTACTATAAATACGCTTAGTATCCTACAAGGCCAAAATGATTCAATGATTTGGTCTATATCCGCCCGAGCAAGTAATGATGATAGCCCAGATAGCAAATTAGCAATGAATGTATCACAATACACTGTTCTTAAAGAAGATATTCTAACCAGTTATAAAAATAATGCAGTGATGAAAATTTCATTGCAAGCTAGTATTGATACTATTACTAAATTGCAAGCCATCGTTAGTAATAATTATGCAGATATAACAAATTACATACAAAATTACTTGCAAAATCAACAAAGATTATATCAGCTTTCATCCAGTGATTATAATACCCGCATGCAATCCATAAAAAATAATAGTATGATAGACCCCACTACACAACAAAATCTTATTAATAATTTGCCTCAAATACAAGGTCTTAATATAACATCAGATACCATAAATCAGGTCCTCAGTGCAATAAATAATCAGAAAAATATCACATTGCAATATATAAATAATAATGCACTGATACCATTACAACAGCAAATAAGCGCTCTTGCAGTTAGTGATACTGCACTAGTTGATTATAATAAGTTCATAGGTGATTTGAATGGTGCATTGCTAGATACTAATAATCAGATAGCACAGAATCAGAAAATATTAGCAAGACAAAAAGATAAATATAATAAACAGAATGCTGATTATAATTATCAACTTGATAAGATAAATAAATTGGAAAAAGTAGAAAAAGTTGCCAAGCTGAATTCGAATATGCTATCTAATTATCAAGCACAAAAAGGCTATCTTACAAAGATTTATCCTGTTTGTATATTCTTTCTAGTAGTCGGATTTATGTATTTATCTTATCTAACTTATGGAAAATTTATTAGTAATGTTTGGTCGCAATATAAAGATTAAACAAAGATTAACTTCCAATATCAATTTAGAAGTATTTGTTTCTTCTTCTATTTGTGCGCTAGGAAAAATGCAGATGCAAGTAATTTGTCTAATAGGCCAAAAGCGTGTAGGTAAAGATACGATGGCAGATATAATTCAAGAATTAGACCCTGAATACCAGCGGTTTGCTCTAGCAGACCCAATTAAGGATATTGCCCGCATTATGTTTAATTTTTCAGAATCGCAATTATTTGATGCTGAGAAAGATGTTCTAGATGCGAGATGGGGTATTCGACCGCGGGATTTCTTTGAAAAATTTGGTACTGATATTATGCAATTCGATATTTATAAATATCTTCCCAACCTAGAAGCTACCATCCCTAGAAGATGGTTCTGGGTTCAATCTCTCATTAATAAGATTAAAGGAATGAAATGCCAGAAAGTAATTATAACTGATGTGCGTGGATTGCACGAACTAGATGCTATTAGCAATGCGTTTCCAAATGCACGATTTATAAAGATTACTAGAGGCAACCTATCATCTAGCAATTGCGTAAAGGCACATATAACCCAGCAAGAACCAGAATTAATACCTCTAGATAAGATTGATTCAATTATAGAGAATACTGGTACCCTAGAAGAATTAAAAGAAAAAGTAGTAAAGATAATCTGCAATCCTAAAAGAATATGATATTTATCTAGCACTCATAATTTTGTTTTTTACTTTTTCAATAATTTTATTATCCATTCAATAAATAACCTTATAAAAGCATAATATAAATCCAAACATAAAAAATAAATTATACTAGTTTGCTAGATAATTCAATAATTCCAGAATTACAAGATGCAATCTAATCCAAATCTAGCAATAACGCAATATCTAGCCACTAGATTAAAATCAACTAAAGCCTATGAATTTCTTTATCAACAAATTAAACATGCCCTAGAGGCTAAGAAACCAATAGTGATTGGTAAAATAGGAACTAATGAATTGCTTCTTATATATTGTTATCATCTTATTTCACAAGGACGTATGAAAGAATTTCCGCCGGATGTTCTCAGAGAAATTGAATATGGTGCCGGTCTTTATCCAATTGATAAAGCAACTATAGAAACTTTTATTAAGGTATATCTAGAATCGCTGCGTAGTATAGATGTCTTCGCTAGTTGGAATGATAGATTTATTGATTTTGAATATGCTCTTTATTCTAGCTATATTTTCCCTAATATTTCCCCCAGTTCTATATCTGCTAGTAATTCTTTATCTCCTAAGAATGGAATAGTAGAGTTAACTGCATTGGAATCATTCTATACCTCTAGAGAGCATTGGTGGCAGACCCTATTTGCTGGTCGGTGTGTATTGGTAATTTCACCATTTGTAGATTCCATACAAACACAACTAGCGGTCGACAAGAGAGAGAAAGTATGGCGTGGACGATGGTCTGGTTTCTGGCCTGACAATATTACATTCAAGTTCATACGGTTTGAGCATCCATGGTCTTTACTTTCTAAAGAAGAACAAGCAAATCCTAATCTAGAGGCATCTAATTTTTTCGCAAACAAATTAAAACGTTTTGAAAAAGAAATTGATTCCGTCGGGGATTTCGATATAGCATTACTAGGTGCAGGATGTTATAGTCTGCCTTTATGTTCTTATATTAAGAATACTAAAAACCGAATTGCATTTCATTTAGGTGGTGGTTTGCAAATGATGTTCGGAGTATATGGTGCACGTTGGGATACTACTAATGGAGTATTTAAAGAATATGTTAATGATGCATGGATACGACCGTCTGGAAATGAAATTCCCGGCGGATTTAAAATGCAAGAAGGTGGTGCATATTTTTAATTTCTAGAGATATCTAGAGATATCTAGAGATATCTAGAGATATTGAGATTATTACACTAGATGCATACCTACACCAGATGCATTCCAAGCATATATTTATTGTATTTCAAATTGATTGGTTGATTATCTATTCTTCCAGATATAATTATATTATCAACTTTATCAATTGCGATATCAGTGATGAATGCGGGTATTTCTATTTTTTGTGCTTTTAATATTTTAATTTGTGTATCTCTTATATTTATTAAATCACAGTTTATAGAGGATGCATCTAGAAAATAGCGGGTGTCTTGTTGTTTATCCAGACTTGATATGGCAATTGTTTTATTTTCCAAATTATCAGAATTTGAACCAGATGTAATGCTAGTGTTGCTTGCAATAATACTAGCAGTATTGCTAGAAATACTATTGTAATATGATAGTGGATTTAGCCAAGACAAAATATATCCTAGAGCAGAATAACTAGCATCTGTGCTATCACTAATACATTCTGATTGTGTTTTATTACATTTGTCCGAAATATTTGTAATTAATGATTGATTTGATTGGTTTGATTTATTTTCTAATTCTTGGCCGATTTGGGATGCCGTACTACTTGCCGTAGGGGAATTAGATCCTAGAATATCATATAATCCATATGCAGTTGCATCTAGATGACATTCTAGAGAAACAAATTTGTTTAGCAATAAATATTTTTCTAGAGTAATACTACCATCTAGAATGGCGGCTAGATTATTCTTGTTTGTTGATGATTCTAGCCATGATTCCAAAGATGTAATAGCTATAGAATCAGGGTAGTAAAATAATGTGCCATTTGTATCTACCATAAAAAGATATTTATTCATAAATTTATATAAAGTCTGTGATTGATTTAGCCGGGTAATCATTTCTAGCTTATGTTTTTTCACATTCTTACTAATATTAGCAATACCTTTAATTGCTAGGATGATATTATAAGCCACAGCATCTTTATAGTGAATGATTAGCTCTTTCCCCTTAGTTTGTTCGTGGATTTGTTCTTTATCTCTAGACTCTAGATTCTTCTTACCCTTTCTAACAGTGTGAAAAATATACACATATAATACACCATCTCTTACTAAATGATAAATATCAACATTATTAGCAATTGTAGTGGAAATAGAAATAGTTAATTGCTTTTCATCTACGTTATCTGCAGTAGTAATTAATTGCCCGGATTTTACTTGTTGTTCTAGAACAGATTTAATTTGTTCTGAGAAACTCGCTATATTATCAGCAATTATACCATTCATTTCAGAAAATATAATATCTAGCAATCCCTTGTTTCTATTTACTTTGAATTTATAAAAAAATATTAAAAATATAATTCGCTAGTATAATAAGAATATTATAATTGGGTGGCAAAATAAATAAAAATTAAAAAAAAAGATATATCTTTCTACTTTCTAAAATAATAATAGGAAGTTTTCAAGGAACCCTAGGTTCCTTAAGTTTCTTTACTTAAAGCTGCTTTCTAATATCATTAATATCTAGAAATGTTAGGAAATCTTGTTGTTTTAGTTCGCTTACTATACTCAATTTAGCATCATCTGGTCTGCCAGGGGACTTAGTTATACTAAATTCGTGATATATAACCCATGCAGGTGTTGGATTTGTAGTGTTATAATCAAAAGTAGTCTTATTGATACTGCCTTTTTCAGGGCTAAATTTAACATAATACTTTTTACCCGAACCAATATATGCCGCAATATTATTACTATATCCATAAAATAGTGCAGCATACAGTCGACTTATATCATCTGCAGGTATTGCAAGAGTCTTTTGTGGTAAACCTTTTAATGTAATTACTTCCATAATTTTCTTATTACGTTCTAGACGCTTTTTAACCTCTACATCATCTGGCTTAATGATTTGTTTGGGTTTTTCTTGTTTTGCTTTTCTATCTTCTTGTTCTTTAGAACCACCACCTTCTAAAGTAGGAACTTGTCTTTCAAATGTTAGATTGGTTATCAAAGTGATGTTGTCTTCACTTCCGACGTATCCTGTTCCCCTGGTATTTTTGCGTGTTTTCCTTTGTTGCATCCCGTTTTTCTGGCTTGTTGCAATGCTTCTAGATGGTCTAGAATCATCATAACTCCTTCCTCCACCATTGCTACTAGCGATATCATATATGTCAGTACCTGTGTTATAATTTTGAATATTTGTTGTATTATTAATTTCATTGCTATCTGAGCGGGTATTTGTATTATTTAATAATGAACTAGTTAATTTTATTGAAAAATCATCCGCATTACCTAGACTACTTAGCCCACTTAGCCCACCTACACCGCCACTCATATCCTTAATAATTTTAGATATCTCTTCAGAATCTGGCATGTGTGTCATGGCACGTATTTCCGCTTCATCCTCATCGCTAGAGCTGGCATCAGAATCTGATTCATCACCACCCCCTAGCAAGTCATACTCACTGCCATCCTCATAATCAACTTCACCATCAAATCTATATGGCTGGAAATAATTCAAGTCTGGCGCTGTAGATTGCTGTCCTCCAGCCTGAACGCCGGGTATTAGATTTGGCATATTAAATAATTTCAAATTTGCTAAATATGGTGCCACCTTTTCTGCTTCTTTCATTAAATCTTTTTCTGCCTTTTGTATATTTCTAAGTATGTGAATATTTAAACCATTTTGTTCTGCAAATGCATTAGGGTCTGGCGAATTTACCCAGAAGTAATATAGCCGCAACAAAGTCAAATGGTCTCCACGGTCGTCTTTTAAGCGACGGATATTAGCTTCATATTGTCTCTCTAGGACAGGGTCATCATCCATCCCTGGTGGTCTGAAAAAGATATCATCAAACCCCATTACAGTCTGCAAAATAGCTCCTAGCGGGATAGCTAGATTATGACATTGTAAATAAAAACTACCAATCACCATCTTCGCGATTTTCAAATCAAACTTATTAAATGAATTACAAATACGTCCCAGCATCGTAATATTACCAGCAGAATCAATCAAATCCATATTAAGCAAATTGTTATATGCACGGTAAATGGTGGCTTGATAATTCTTAGGTGGTTCAATCATGCGGGATATAAATTCTAACCCCTTCTGTAAATTACCATTCATTGGCATTATCATAATATTAAGAAAATCACCGGTTAAATCCTCTTGTAGGATTTTTGGCGGTGTAAATTCTTTAAATTTATCAAAATCAGATTGTCTATAAAGCTGATAACAGGTTCCATCACAGGTGCGACCAGTTCGTCCACATCGTTGGTCGATACTAGCCTTGGCAATTTCAAATTTACCGGTGTTGAAACAGTAGTTCTTAGCATCATAAATTTTTTCAAAGGATAGACCAGTTTCTATTACATATACCAGCGGGTCATCAAATGTCACACTACTTTCTACTACGTTAGTTCCAATGACTACTTTTCGGTTGAATCCTTGTGGCGCATCTGGTGTAGGTTTAACCGTAGCTAGACTATTCTTATCAGTAGCTAACTTTCTTTCATAGTCTGGTGTTACACGGCTAAATGCAATTGGGAATGGTTTATTATTAATTGGATAATTCTTCATATTTTTTTCTATTTTCTTCTTTATCTTGCCAGTTTCTGATTCACTGGTGACAAATGCAAGAATATTACCAACAGGTAGGCTTGGATTAAGAATGATTTCATTGATTTTCTTGTAAACAATATCTACTAGTTGCATGGAATCTACGCGCTTTGCATCTTTTACTAAGGTCCGTGTATATGGCGATTTAGATTCTTGTAATGTATATGTAGAATAGGCATTTCCCAGACCAATTCTTTTCATATAATCTTGAAATAAATCCAAATCCATAGTGGCACTTACGAAAATCACTTTGAAATCTGGGCGTCTTTTGACTATTTCCATTAAGAGTGCGATTACTATATCGATATTGACACTGCGTTCGTGGACTTCATCAACAATAACACCGCCATATTTAGAAAGATTGGCATCATCACGAATAATATTCTCTTTAACCCATCCATCAGTAGTGAATAGTAATTTGGTAGTGGCATTTGACATTTTTTTTTCACTACCATGTTTATATCCTACTATACGAAATCCAGTAGGATATCTATTTTCACCTTTTGTTATCTCTAGATTTTTAATCTCATTACCCTTATCATCCATAGCATAATATGGAACATCTAGGCATTTAGCTGCAAACTCTGCTGATTTTTCCACAGTTACTTGCTTTGGGCCAGTACATATTACTGGTTTCTGATATCCAAAATAATGTAGTAGCAATTTGGGTATGATGACAGTTTTACCTGTACCTGGTGGAATTTTAACAAACAGAATATTGGATTTATGTATTTTTTTTATAATATCGATACGGTCACGCCAGGTATCAAATTGTACCCATCCGTCTTGTCTACCATCAGGCTTACGTTTTTCCATTGCCAAATATCGATATGCTTTTGAATAAGGTTGTCCGGTAAGGGGATTCGGATAACGTCCTTCAGGATCCATAATTCCATCTGCACGGATTTGAAATGACATTCCTAGCTAGTATATGTGGATTGTATCTGGCTAATATATATCTAGAAAGATATTTGTCCTGCCATATTTCTTTCTATTTTCCATTTTATTTGCAAAATTTGTAATCTTTAACTGAAAAAAATAATATGCTTTGCAAAATAAAAAAAAAAAGACCTTACTCTATATACTCTATATACAATAGGTTTATGTGTTAAACAAATATTGCAATTAAATTTACAACAAAGCAAGATATGTTGTCAATCGGTTTGCTTTTCGCGAAATCACTGAGTCTTCAAGAAATCTTCCATCTTCAGAGTCTTCAGGTGGAGGATCAGAGGACAGCCCTTCATAATCAAGTCAACCCAGTAAGCAGCAAAAGACGATCGGCACGTAGTCAACACGGAAGTCTTCTCATCAACATACTTCTTGAACTGTTCAAAAGGCATGAAGAGTTGAAGCTCAGTAATGAGTGCAGATGTGGCAAGCTCAACCAAGGGTACCTTGTTCAGAATTACTGCAGCAGTAGCGGCAGCAGAAGGGGCAATTCCAATGATCTCATCACGATACTTGGGGAAAATCTGCAAGATCATCTGAATCGCAGCGGTGTTCTTCTTGCACCGCTTTGCAACCTCCTTGGCATAGAGATGCAGCAACAGGACATCATATGGAGACAGCTTCCCCACATTCAGTTGAAGCAGACTCTTCTCATCAAGTGCAGCACACACGTTGACCTGGTTAGCAAAACCGCGGACGGTCTTCATGCCGAAAACACGCAGATGATTGTTAGCCTTGGGGCCTTCAAAGCCACAGTCAGAGCAATGAAAGCGCTCCCCAGGCTGGCATGAAGTTGTAGGCCACGTTTGAAAGTGACAGTCAACAATCTCCTGGCGTGCAGACTCGAACATGTGAGGGAACGGAGAGTTGATCCACATGTACCAGAAGACTGAGCACTCAAGAGCCTCAATGCTATGAGGAATGTCATGCAGGCGCCATCCGTTGGGATTCAGATCGAAAACCATAGCCTTCATCTCCTTCTCGAGACGAGAGACCAGCTCACGATCCATTCCCAGTGCACCTGCCATCTCAACCAGCATGAGGATCAGAGGATCAAAGGTCAGCTCATTCGCGTTGGTGAAAGCACTAAAGGCCTTCACTAGGTTCTTGTGCGACTTAAGTGCCTCGGTAGTATCGTCAAGGGTGTGTTGAGCAGCCTGAGCGTCCTCGACAATCTTGTCAGGATGCTTCAGACCACCCATGTTGTTCAAACGACTCTGGTAGCAATGGATGGTATTCTTCTCGAGAGTCCGAATTGCGTTCTGAAGTTTGGTAATCGCTACTTGCAAGGTACGAGACTCATTCTCGTACTTCTTGCGAGGATCCGCATCAAGCTGTGCCTGAAGGAGTTCCTTCTGACGCTCCAGCTCAGACAAATCAATAGGACGTGTTGTCCCGCAACGGTTGGGATAGTATCGTGCAATGCAGATATTATAGTTAATATCTGACAAACGCCGACCCGTGTTCTGGTATGCGGCATAAGCCGGCGATGTCAAGTAACTAGCCATGTCAAAAGGTGGAGAATTCTGAACCTTTTCCTGAAAAGCCACAAGTTCGGCCTTCATCTGGGCAAGCTCCTGCTCAGCAAGATTCTTCTCCTCCGTGAGCTTGTGGTATTCCGCATTGTGTGCGTCAGCGACCGCAATAGGGTTCTTACCATCATCAATGGTCTTCTGCAATGATGAGATCACTCCAGCGAAAGCTGCAATCTTATCTTTCGCAGCTCGAATCGCGACGCAGATCCCGTTCATCACATCGCACATAGTGACTCGCTCTCCTGTGGCTCCCTGAAGAGTCTTCATCTCCTTATCCCAGTTGTATCCCTGAATGTAAAACTCACGGGCAACCTGCTTCGAAAAAGCAGGTAAGGTCTCGGGGGTGTTTTCTTCCGGAATGTCCACATTCAGATTCAGAGCCCGAACCAACAGAACCAGAAACTCAAACGGCTTCAGCTTGAGATCACTGTGATCAATTCCAGAGGTCGACAAAGATGTGAAGAACTTGCGAAGGGTCGCAAGAGGGACCTTCATTGCATCCGCCATCGGCATGTCGCCACGACAAAGGAGAAATGCCAGCAGGGACAGCGGGATTTGTCCACAGGCCTCCGTTTCAGCGTTGCTGAAGGTCGTGGCTTGGGTTCCACTAGAAGTGTGGTAGTCCTGCATCAGTGTGCCCCACAGTTCTTGCAATCTTCCAGGTGCGAGCAACTTGGGTGCAAACTCCTTGGATGTAATATAGTCCAAAAGGAGGCGATTGCACCACCACTCGGGAATTTGCTCGAGTAGAGTGCAAAACTTGCTGAGAGGGGGACATCCAGGATTGCGGGCAGCACCGATGATCGTCAAGACATGGAAGAGCACATTGTGCCGGACAATGCCGCCGACCGAACCGTGTTCCACAACCTGGAGTGGATCGATAATGGGGATCAGACCCTTGAGAATATACGTCAGCAGAGTAGTTGTTGACAGTTCCTGAGTCTGAGGATTCACTGTGGTTACCGAAGGAATCGACAAAATCACTGAGAGCGACTCCGGAAACTGGCAAAACATCTCGAAGATTTTCTTGATGTCCTCATCCGTCAGTCCAGCAGGAATCTTGCCGAAGAACAACGAAGGAAGTTTGATGTCCGTCTTCTTACAGACAGACCACTCCAGGAGATAGGCGACCATCGCCTTACCAGTTGGAATCTTCTGCTTGGACAGCCAGAGCAAGAAGCCCTCCCAGCTCACTTTGTTGTTTTCGAATAGCTGGGTCAGCTGCTCAGAGCTGACATGGTATGCCGCAATGGCAGTGTCCAGAGATAGGGTCTGCTGATTCTCACCAGAACCCTTGGCTTGCTGAGCCATAGTATCGCGCCAAATCTTCACCTCATCGCGAAGACAAGGAGGTGCAAGGCACGCAGCCGTTGCCACCATGAGGTCATGGAGGTCCGGCTTGTCGACCGTGTTGATGGACCAGGCATGGGACTCCTGGTGCGGATAAGTTTCCGGGCAGGAATCCACCATCGCCATTCGAATCTCACCGATCAGGTGGCGATGGCTGCTTAGGCCAGAAACCATGGTCAACGGCCAGGGGTTGTTGATGCAGTACCATCCGATTAGAATCATGTCCAGATTGAGTCGAATTCCATTGGTCTTGAAGACCTTGGTTGCCTCAATAATGGACTGATGGAGATCCTCGTCACTGGTTGCGTTGTGGATGCCGTCAGTGACGATGACAACGTTCATTGTAGTGTTCGGGCAAAGCTTTCCAGCCAGATTGGCCAGATGGCGAAAGAATGAAGCCACGTTCGTGATGCCCTCTACTCTTGGAATATAGGTGAGGGGACGGGGAACAGTACTGTCCGAGAAGGTGACCAACGACATCTTCTCCTTGGGGAAATTACTCTCACCCAAGATTGACTTAAGTAGCCCTGCTGCAGGGCCCATGTTGAAGTACATAGATCCTGACACATCAAGTGCCAGAACGGTAGTCTCATCAGACTCATAGGGATTGTACAAGGCAGCCTCCATTGATGGGTAGCACACACTCGAAGGGGAAGACATTCTCAGGAGAGATGAGGAAAAAATATTAATTGTTATTATTATTATTTAATTCAAATTTATTCAAAAAAATCAAAAAAATCCATTTTTTTACTTGTTTTTCTTTGTTAAAATTTAATTTACCCTACCGAAAGCCACAGCTTAAGGATAGCCCTTTGGGCTACCGTCTTAAATTTAATTTATTATACCAATAGAATAAAATAATACATGATGGAAAAATATTATTTTCCACTCAAAAATATTTTAAAACTGGTGTAATAAATTAAATTTAAGACTGTACACCCTTGAAGATGTAAAATAAAAATCAAATATCCTAGCTTTGTAATTTACTAAGGAATCGCTTATAATCTTTATCATTAAAATCAGGATGGCATTGTGTGTTGTGTAAATATTTCATATATGCAGCAAATTCAACATGATAATCAAATATTTCTTGCACCGATAGCATATGTAGTAATTTTGAAGTTTGATTGTAATTAATCCAATTTCTAGATACTAAAATCTTGTTATCAGGCGATAAATCATTAAAATTATAAACAGATAAATCACGGGTAAAAGTATCGATTAGATAGGTATTGCAATATTTATGGGTTAATGGTTTATATTCTGGTAGAGGAATAGAATCCATTGAATATTGATGCGCGTTCTTTGCTATATGAATAAATGGTTTAGTGTTATATAATGATGGTTTGTTGGGATAGAATAAGCGTTCCAGATGGATAAATTGGGTGATATCATGTAAGATTGAACGCGGAAGTACATTCCATTCTTGATTGTTAAGCGCGGATTTTCGCGTGAATGGAATGCTAGTTATTAAGGCACGGAACATTAGTGATGGTGGGTGATATGTGAATATCTGAATTTGATATTGTAGTAAATAGGAGAAATTTTTTAAATCAATTTTATTATTTATCCTAGAATATCATAAAATGTTAATGTTTTTGTATTACAATTTTAATATGATTTTTTTACATTTACGGTGATAGCATTTTTATTCTTTTTAATGTTTGTTAAGTCAATGGTATCATCTTCTTCTTCGTTTTGGTCAGAATAATTATTTGAATGATATTGCCAAAATTCAGGTGCACCAAGTTTAAATGATGGATGCGAATCTGCCTTATACCAGAAGACCATATCTTCTAGCTTATTACTCTTTACTTGATTATTAATAACCAAAACCTCATAATTTTCAGTGCATTGATTCATTACCTGACAGAATATTTCAAATGTTGGAAACATACCGGCATAATGCTCATACAATCTCTTACGATTTGATACGTAATTTTCGCGGCACAACACGACAAAATCGCACTGAGACCTCATGGCTGTCGACAAACCAAGTGCGTATTGCATAGTAAGTAAAAATGTAATATTAAAATGGCGACCATTCATAAATATTTTTTTAATATTAGCATCTTTTAACCATTCATTAGCAGAAAACATCATATCATCTAGAACTAAAAATCCATGAGGGTCTATATTACTTTTACCATACATAGCAATTTGTTGCTTCATTTTTTTTGTAACTAATTCCTGCCTTTTAACTAAATTTGCTATGATTTCTGGGCTGTATTCATCGTGGATGAAAATTTTCGGAATTATTTCACTATAAAAATTATTAGAATTTTCTGAGGCTGAAATAACAGTGCCAATTGGCAAATCTCTTTTATAATATAAAAAATCTCGCACTAAAAAAGACTTACCAGTATTTCGTTTGCCAATCATAACAACAATGCTACCTTTTGGTATAGAACCCATATCAAACTTTTTTAGATTTAAACTAGTCATTCTAAAATCTAGAATCAAGATAATTATTATAATTATATAAGAAGTAAAGCAAAAAGAAAAAACGAAATTGAAACGCAAATCAAAAAACTTATTCTTTATAAACATCATATTCATTATTTTTGCAAATGAAAATATTTTGGACTTTACCACTACTTTCTATTATAGTAATATTATCTTGTAATTCCTTTAACCAATCATACGTATCAATAAGAACATCTAATTGTATTAAACGAATTACTGAAAAACCATTCTCATTTGCCATTTTCATTTTATATTTATCCCGTTTTC